GTAGAGGTAGGTAGTGATGATTGGAGTCAAAGTTTGCCAATGGCGGAAGCAGCGGTGTTTTCCCCTGCAAGCCTAAATAGGACACCGAAAATCTCCCCGCTAACTGGATTCGATGTAAAAACTTTAAGTATTGGACTTATAAACATTGAATTTGCAGATCCTTCTGGTTATACTACTTTAAAACAAATAGCAGATGTGATTAATCTTGCTCAATCAGATGTTCGTGTGGTTGTAAATAAAAATAAATTGGTATTTTATACTGATATGGGTATGGATATTGCTATTAGTGGCAATGCATGTGCTGTATTAGGTATTGATGTTGGCACTTATCAGGCACCAAAATTAGCCATTGCTCCTTTAACGAATTCTCCAGAGTTTGAAGCTGGACTTCTTCCTAAGCAATATAATGGTGCAAGAACTGGCAGTGTCTGGATTAGAACTACCGAGCCAAAAGGCGGTGCAGAATTAGCATTGAAAAAATATAATTCATTGTCAAAAATATTTGATAAAGTTGAAGCGCCACTATATCCTAACGGAAGCACAGCAATTTATGCTTTAGACAAAAGTGGGGGCGGTGCTAATATTCCTGAAGGTACAGTGTATTGTCAAACAAATAGTGGAGAAACTTTTTATAAAGATGTAACACAACCAACTTCGGCTAATTTTAAATTATTTAGAAAGTCAAAACAAGGTGCAAATAGCATTATTAGTAAACGAATTACTATTGGTTGGTGCTCTAAAGATTCCACACGTCATAGCCTTGTTTTTAGAGAAGGTTTAATTGGGACCGCTGAATTATCCAATAAAGTCTACGTAACATTCAATTTAAACGACGATGAAATGGATGCAGAAGTAATTTCAACTGCAATCAATGGAGCTGGACTTTTTAATATTGAAGCTAGTGTAGATGCACAAAATAGAATTATTATTAGTCATAAGTATGGTGGCGATTTCAGATTCGGACCTGGGGAAAATTATTCTGCAGGTTTTGATCTTATAACAAAATTAGGATTTGTGGATAATGACAATGTTACAGAAGATAACGGCAACGATCGTGACATTACCCATATAGTAAGTTTATGGGAAGCATTAAAGTTCACAGCCAGCAAAGAGAGTCCATCGTCGTTGACTGACAATGGTACATTATGGTATAGCAGTATTATAGATGAGATTGATATTCTAATCCATAATGGTACTAGATGGGTCGGATATCAATTCCCTGGGTTAGGTACGAAAGGGCTACCAGGTTATGTTGCCCCAAGTCCATACTATAATATAGATCCTACTAAAAAGACAGACCCAATGGGGCCGCTTGTTAGTGCAACTGCACCATTAACACAGAGTGATGGAAGCGATTTAGTTGACGGAGATTTATGGATTGACACTAGTGATTTAGAAAATTTCCCTAAAGTTTACAAATTTGATTTTGGTAAATCAGGACCTGTTTCTAAAAAGTGGGTTGAGCAAGATGTCACAGATCAAAACACACAAGACGGTGTCTTGTTTGATGATGTACGTTACAATACCAGCGGAGTGAATAGTGATATGCCAGGTAGTATTGAAGCGTTATTAGTTAGTGATTATGTTGACTTTGATGCTCCAGATCCTGCGCTATATCCAAAAGGTATGTTGTTATGGAATCTACGTAGAAGTGGATTTAATGTTAAGAGATTTGTACAAAATTATGTTAACATTGATGATGAAAATGTAAGATATGAACTTTTCAATCCACTAATCGCGGAGTTTGAACAGGAAGGAATGAGTGATTATTATCCACATCGTTGGGTTACAATTAGTGCAAATCAGGAAGATGGCAGTGGGTCATTTGGGCGTAAAGCACAGCGTAAAGTCGTAGTACAGGCGTTACAGGCTTCAATCAATAGTTCAACAGATATTCGTGAGGAAGCAAGAGTGTTTAACTTAATTGCTTGCCCAGGATACCCAGAATTAATTGGTGAAATGATCACATTAAATTATGATCGTGCGTTAACTGCATTTATCGTAGGTGATACACCATCAAGACTATTACCAGATGCCACAAGCTTAATGACATGGGGTAATAATTTACGTTTAGCAGTAGAAGATAACGATGTTGGTGCTCCTAGTTATGATGAATACATGAGTTTATTCTATCCATGGGGATTTACTAGCGATAACAATGGAAATAACATTGTTGTGCCACCAAGTCATATGATGTTAAGAACTATTGCACTAAGTGATAATGTTAGCTATCCATGGTTTGCTCCAGCAGGAACAAGACGTGGTGGCATTACAAATGCTACAAGCGTTGGGTATGTTGATGACGAAGGTGAGTTTAAAGTTCTTGCATTAAATAATGGTCAACGAGATACATTATATGATGTAAAGATTAATCCAATTACATTCTTTACAGGTGTGGGATTAGTTAATTACGGTCAGAAGACTCGTGCTAAGAACGCTAGTGCATTAGATCGTATTAATGTAGCAAGATTAATTGTTTATATGCGTAGACAATTAGATATTATTGCCAAGCCATATGTGTTTGAACCAAATGACAAGATCACAAGAGATGAGATCAAGAACAGTGTTGAAAGTTTCTTACTTGAGCTTGTTGGCCAAAGAGCGCTATATGACTATATTGTAGTTTGTGATGAAAGTAATAATACTGGCGCAAGAATTGATAAGAATGAGTTGTATGTTGACGTGGCCATAGTACCAGTTAAGGCAGTTGAGTTTATCTACATACCGCTACGCATCAAGAGTACTGGTAATATTAAATAATAAATAAGTATAACGGAGCTAAAATAACATGGCAATTGCAACATTAAATAGATTCACAGTACCACTAGCTACAGATAGTAGTGCCAGCAGTCAAGGCACATTGATGCCAAAACTCAAATATCGTTTTAGAATTTTATTTGAGAATTTTGGAATTAGTACACCGACAACTGAATTAACTAAGCAAGTTCAAACAGCAGCCAAGCCAAACGTATCGTTTGCTAATACTGTAATTGAAACTTATAACAGTAAAATTAACTATGCTGGTAAGCCAACTTGGCAGGCATTTACCGTTGCATTACGTGACGATGCCACTGGTGTAGTTAGTAAGATGGTTGGTGAGCAGATGCAGAAGCAATTCGACTTCTTCGAGCAAGCATCAGCAGCCAGCGGAACAGACTACAAATTCACAATGAAAATTGAGATTTTAGATGGCGGTAATGGAATATGGAATGCTAACATTTTAGAAACTTGGGAATGTTATGGATGTTATGTTGTAAGTGCAAACTATAAAGAGTTAAGTTATTCTGAAGCGACTCCTCAAATGATTGATTTGTCAATTCAGCCAGATAACTGCATTCAAACTCCACAAGGTTCTGGTATTGGTGCAAATGTTGGAAGAACTACAAGAACAATGGCTACAGGTATATCTTAAAAGTGGCTTTTATTTAAAAAGGGTCTTCGGACCCTTTTTTATTGACTAGTAATATTAGCACTTTATTGAATACTATAAATAAACTATATGACTAGTAAATTCAATTCATTATTAAATACTCTTGGTGCTGGATTCAGTATAAAGGATACAGCTAGGGGATTCCTTAGGCCTAAAGGTCAACTGGGCGATTGGCAGCATGCTTCTAGAACTTTCGTTGACGATAATTTTAGATTAGCGCCTAAAGCAAAATTTTTATATCATGTATATTTTGATTTGAATTTTGGGACCCTACTGGATCCAACTTTAAAACATCGAAGTCAAACTGAAATTGGGTTATTGGTAAAAAGTGTTGATCTTCCTAAATTTACTTTTAAAACAAGCACAGTGAATCAATATAATCGTAAAAGAGTTGTTCAAACTAGTCATGATCATCCTCCTATAAATTTTAAATTTCATGATGATAGAGCGCATATAGTTAATACTCTCTGGCAAAATTATTATGCATATTATTATGCAGATTCAATTTCTAGTAAGACTGATTCAAATTATGATAAAACTGCAATGAAAGGACCAAGATTTATAAGATCTAAATATGGATTTGATAACAATTCTTCTATTCCTTTTTTTAAAAAAATAACTCTTTATCAAATTAATAAAAGAGAATATGTTAGCTATACTTTAATCAATCCTATAATTACGGCTTTTAATCACGATTCGCCTATCAGTTCAGAACAGAGTGGCAGAAGTGCCGAATGCACAATGACCATAGCCTATGAAGCAGTTCATTATG